TATGTTATCACTGAGAAGACGACCAGAAACAGAAGGATCATCTGACGAATCGATTATTGACATAAAATTTAAAGATGAAGTTGTTACTATTACCCTGAATAAGATTCAAGGTAGCCTTTCCATTTGGAAAGTTGTTTCAACGGACTGGGGTTCAGAAAAGTACCCTCCCCTAATAGTAGCACTAGCAAATAACCAAGCTTTAACAGTTAATGACTGGCTAAAGATATACGGATCAAAAATAACCGAGGATGGACAGGCTGTTATGCACCTATCTGCTCCGCGAGAAGTAATAATAGAACGACGGGATAGAGCATCATACAATGATAATTAATAGCGGATTAAACGCAACACATGGTATTAGGTCGCAATATTTTAGTGATCAATATTCAAAAAATAGAATTGTAAGAGATCTTGTTGTCGGACTAACTGCCCTGCGCGGAACGAAAGATATTGTATCCAGTGTATCTGCCGAGACACCTTATTTGCCTAAGTTTCCAAATGAACCCGATGAGTTTTATATTCTTCGAGTCGCACGCACCTACCTGACGAACTATTTTAAACGAGCCATCACGTCTGACTCAGGTAAGATTCTTGCAAACAACGTAATGATTTCAATTGACGGTTCCACCAACGACGAGATTCCAGAGCCTTTTAATGGTTGGGTTCAGAACATGAACCTTGCTGGCGACAATCTCACGATGGTAACGCAGTCACAGCTTCAGACAGGCATGCTCAAGGGTGTTTCCTTGGCTATGATCGACTTTGACGCGGGACTCAACCGACCTTACCTAAGATCAATTGATGTTGACTCTGTTATTGCATTTAAGAGCGATGCGCGAACCGGTAAATTAAGCTACATTAAGTTTTTCTTTGATTATGTATCTGATAGTGAAGAAGACTACAACACAGAATCATCTATTTTTGAACTGACTCCAACAACTTGGACTATAAGCGACTCAAATAACGAAGTTTTGGAAACTGGAGACATCATTCGCTACCGAAACGGTAAAACGCGAATCACTGATGAAATTCCAGTAGTTGAGTTCTATACAAATAAACTTGGCAAGCTTAAAGCAGAAAGCCCCTACCAGACTCTGGCAGAGCTGACTATTGAGCACTTTCAAGTTTACAGTGACATTAAGAACATGATGTTCTACGCACTGACCCCTATCCTGACTGCCAAGAACGTGCCTGCTGACTTCACCATCGAAATGATGGCATCTTATATGATGGTTCGCATGCCAGAGACTGGTGAGAAGTCCCCAGAGCTTGACTGGACTCAGGTAGACTCTGCAGCAATACAGGAAGGCCAGAAGCAGCTTGAAGGCATCGAAAGACGCATTAGCACCTTCACTATTGACGCTAACGCATTGCGACCCGGTGCGCAAACGGCTACGCAGACATCAATAGAAAGCCAAGGCTCGAATGCAGCTCTGAGATCTTTTGCAGTTGCTCTGTCTGAGCATGTGCAAAACATTCTTGAAGTAATGATGAGCTACACGCTTGAGTCTGATAAAAAGATTAAAGGTTATATCGCTCCAGAGTTCAACTCAATGGAATCCGATAAGGAAATGCGAGTCCTTATGGAAATGCGTCGAAACTTGGATCTGTCATCACTCAATATTGTTGATGCAGCAATCCAGCGCAAGCTACTTCCACCAGACTTCGATAAAGCAGCAAACGCAGAGGGCTTAATTAAAGAGCTTGATGAAATGCTCAAGTACGAGAGCGCAAAAGCATCCTTTAATAGTGCGCCAGAAACTGCGCCAACTAATATGCCGAACGACCTTAATGGAGATGTCCCTGACGGGCTTCTTGCGGGTAACGGAGAAGAGCAAATCACAGATAAACCACGGGACGCATAGTCCTGTGTTATAATTTCCACCCACGGAGCTATGGAGAAACTCTTCATACGCAAGGCGTAAACGAGAAAGGTAACTAACAATGAGCATTGATTTTAACGATCCAGAAGTACAACGAGCAATCCAAGAACGAGCAACAGAAGTAGCCCAAAGCATCATCTCTGACAAGTACGTTCCAGTCGAGGATATTAACGGTCTCAAGGCAAAAAATACAGAGCTTCTTGGAAAGATTGTAAAAAACAAGGAAAAGTATGGCGACCTGAATGAGAATGATTTGTCGGAATTAGTCCGAGTAAAGTCAGCTCGTGAGCATGATCAGTTTATTGACATGATTATGAATGGCAAGACTGCAGAAGCAAAAGCCTTGGCTACCGAGGGTGCAATCGCACCGTGGAAAGAAAAGGTAAGTGACTTCGAGGGCCAGTTCTCTGCTGCTCAATCAAGCATCTCAGAGAAAGATAAAGAAATTAAAGATCTGCATTCCAAAGTAACTGGTATGCAGAAGCGACAATTCCTGCGAGAGTTAACCTCCAAAGACGATTCATTTAAGAATGATCACTTTGAAGACTTCTACATGTTAAACCAAGGCAAGATTGACATCGACCAAGATTCAGGCGTTGTATACGCGCTAGATAATGGTGGCAAGAGTGTCCTTGATACCGATGGCAACAAAGTAGCCTACAGCGCATTCTACGACAAGCAGAAAGTATCAAACGGTCTGTTCTGGAACGGCGGTTCAGGTTCTGGCGCTAAAGGTTCAGGTGCCGGTGAAGGTGGCTTAGGTAATGATCCATCTAAGTGGACGCAAGAGCAAAAAATTGATTACATTCGAGAGAATGGCCCAGAGAAATTTGGCCAGATGCTTTCGTCAGCTAAGAAATAGCAGCGATAAAAAGGGGTGCATAAACACCCCTTTTTTTATATGTTATAATTACGGTATTACATTGGATCGCTAGGCGATCATAGAAATAAACAAATCGTCTAGTAATTTAAAAAAAAGAAGGTACATATCATGGCTTTAATGTCTCCAGAATATAATGCAGAGTTTTACTCCGGTTGGCTCGAAGGTTTAGCACAAGAAGTTGATGTGTTTAACGAAAAATCTAACATGACCATCATGCTTGGTTCAGAAGTATACATCGGCTCTTTCTTCAAAGAAGCTGGTTATGACCGAATTGGTGATCTGATCTCTCGTCGGGATGTATCCGTAGATACTGCCGCCACCGATAGCCGTATGGCATTGATGGAATTGGTTGGTGTTGACTTGGCAAGCAAGATCGGCCCTGTCTTCGAAACTGATGAAAACTTTAAGCGTCGCGGTCGTTCAGTCGGCGAAATGGCTACCATTATTGGTCGTCAGGCAGCTGGTGATTACTTGAAGCGCGCTCTTGATCAAATCGTTTCTTCTTTGATTGGTACTACTGGTGTTGACGGTGTTCTTGTTGATGATACCGATAAAGCAACCGCTACTAACCACAAGCACCTGACTAAAGCAATGCGCTTGTTTGGTGATAAAGGCCGTAACTTGTCTGCTTACCTGATGAACTCAGAAGCTTTCTACGACCTCGTTGACGACAAATTAGATAACTTCGTTATCGATTCTGTTGCCGGTGTTCAAATCGTTTCTGGTGTTAACCAAGGCGCTCTGGGCAAGCCAATCATCGTTGCTGACATCGCAGGCCTGACCTACGACGAAGGCGCTGGTGAATTGCGCAACCGTGTATTCGGTCTGATGGCTGGTGCAGCTTCTGCTTTGCAGCGCGGTACTACTGAGATCGTTGTTAACCGTATCACTGGTAAAGAGAACTTAGGCTACCAGTACCAAGGCGAATACAACTACTTGATGAAAGTACTTGGTTACGCTTGGAACACCGCTTCAGGTATCAACCCTACTGACGCAGCCATCGCAACCCCAGCTAACTGGTCTCGTGTATTCGATGCCAAGTTGTGTGGTGCTTGCTTGGTCGTAACTGACGCAGCTAACTAAGATATTTAGATAGCTCAAAAATAGGATGCTTCGGCATCCTTTTTTTTATGTTAAAATAGACAGACTATAAACAGTAGGAGAAACCTATGAAAATCATTTTCTTTGTAAAAAACGGCTTAACAAACGAAGAGCACATCCTTTACCGGCTAAAGCAAGAGCAGGTCGGTAATAAAGTTATATTCTCAAACGGTAGTTTTAACTACGGATTTGAAGATTCTTGCGATAAGATTGTTTTGGCGTGTGAAAACAAGCGCATTGAATTATGGGCAGCAACAACCGGCATTCATATTGAGAAGTTTGGCGTAGTTGAGCCATTGGCCAAGATAGAGAAGAAAGAATACGTCGTTGATCTTGAAGTTGAAGACATTGTAAACGCTCAACTTGCTAAAGCCACTATGGCATTAGTCAAGGAAGAAAAAAGAGAGCTTACTGTCGAAGATTTAAATAAGATTGAGCCGGGTATTTACTCAGACCCAGAAGGTAACATGTACGAGCGAAAGCGCGGTCCAAAAACAAAGTCAGATCTCATTTCAGCTATCAAGAAGTTTGGTATTGAAAGCCTAGTAAAAGAATAATCAACAAATAAACCCAGCTTCACATAAGCTGGCTGGGTTCAATTAATTAAATAAAGAGAGATTAAAAATGTCAAGAAAATATAAAGTAAGAGGCGCAGTCACTGATGTTTTTAGTTTTGAGGTCGATGACAACTTCTACAACTGGACTGCTGTAGCGTCATTCTACAGCGATGCTGCTTTCACAACCCCAGCAGTTCCAGAAGCCGGTACTGTAATTGTATCCGGTAGTATTCCGGGCGCTCAGTCAGCATCACCTTTTAATAACAGCCCAATCAATGCAACAGACACGGCAGCATACGCCAGTGCAGGATCTCCTCTTGAGTCTATCACTGTGTCTCTGGCTGGTATTACAGTTGCTACGCACGTTAAGATTACAGTTACAGCTACAGAGGGTTAGTAAATGACTCTCCCGGCAGCCAATCAAATTAAGACAGCACCAACTTCAACAAATGTACTTCCAGCAGCATACACGAATAGTTACGGACGGTAATGATGAGCGTACTACCACCAGCATATAGAGACAGGCATGACTTCTTTACTAAAATGAAGATAGTTTCATCATCTTCTGATTTATTTGGAGATCTTAGTAGTGATGTATTGTATTTTATTGATGGTCGTGTTGACATGGGGTCGTCAAGCATAATAGTGCCAGCTGGTGGGTTATCTATATCAGGGCACAGCTTTGATGTTTCTGTTTTATACTCAACAGAGCCAAACTACACAATGTTTGTATCTCCGGTAGGTGGCAGTGGAAGCTTACTAATGAAGGAAGTTGGTATCTCTGCATCCGGGGTCGGCTCAAAGGTATATGATATTTCTGGAAAAACCTCAAATGAAGCATTTGAAATGGTTCGAGTTTATTACACTAACTGTAGCTCACTAGGTACAGTAGATACTTACAGGCAAGGTCTTGAGAGCAACACAGGCAGGATTGGCGGGACGCCAACCCTGACCTTGAAGGGTACATGGTCTGGTGGGTATCGAATGGCTACAACGCTAGTAAGGGGTCTGGATGACGCAATGAATGCACCGCTATTCTCAGCAGGTGCTGGGTTTGTCATGCAGTCAAGATTCAGAACTGATACAAATACCGATCTAGGTGCGACAGCAAGCTTAAATGATTTCTCAGAAACAAATTTTCCGAATTCGTCAACTTTGCAATATGTTAACTCTCAAGTTACTAGAAATGGTGCTCAGAATTCAGATGACGTAACTCTAATGCCAAACATAAATCATACGAATCTACCTTGCTTCTTCTCTGGAAATCAAGGAGTAAGAAACACATTTGTAGGCGGTAGATCAACTATTACGACTGCTTCCACAACAACTATGCCTGCAACAATAGGGCAGAAAGTTGACTTGAATGGAGTATTTACAGAAAATGATATGCAGCACTTTGATTCACCATCAAACGGTCAACTTAGGCACTTGGGTTCAGACCCGCGAGAGTACACTATCTTTTCCAATATACTCCTAGAGGGTACTGCAAACGACGAGGTTAAGCTCTACGTTACTAAGTGGGATGACAGCTTATCTTCTTTTGTGGAGGTCGGTGGGCAGCAAAGAACAATAAATAACATTGCCGGTAACAGGGATATTGGTTTTTTTAACCTACAGGTTAATGTTATTCTTGATCAGAACGATTACATTAAAATGCAAATCGCAAACTTAACAAGTTCTGACGATGTAACCGCTGAAATTGACGGATACTTTATAGTTGGCGGACGATAGCTGTAAATTTAAAATCAATTCCTCACCATGCTATAATGGTCATATCTATTAAACGGTATGGCTTTTATGGCTACTGAATCATATACAGACTTCGATGTAATATCCACTGTCGGAGCTACTGCTAACTCCTACGCATCCGTTGCGTACACTAAGTCTTTGTGGTCTTTAGATCAGTTCAAAAAAGACTACACATTTACCGACGAAGACATCGGTCGAGCCGTCATATCTGCAACAAAGACATTCGATAAAGCTTACTGGGATAAATATCTCGGTACTATGTACAGCGACGATTATGCGCTGTTCTTTCCTAGAACTGGAATATACGACTCCCGCAAAGTAGCGATAACTGACTACACTGTATTCCCATCTGAGGTGGCTGAAGCTACAGCTACTCAGGCTTACTACTTAGCATCTTCAAATAGAAACGCAGAAGTTGACCCTTCCCTCGTTAAGCAAATGAAAATGGATGGCCTTGGTTCTAAAGAATACTTCAGTGTAGGCTCTCAACTAAACGCAAAGAAGAGCATTATTGCAGAGGAAGCTTCACTGATAATTGCTCCATACATATTATCATCCGGTGGAAAATATTCCTCCCTTTTCTTGAGAGGCTGAATATATGGGCGCACTTA